GCTCTATTAGCAGATGCACTCATAATCTGTAGATTAGAGGCTCTGTTATCTGTAGCATTTTTATTCTTATGATCAATGTCCTTACCTTTAAGCTTAGACTTACCATGCTTTGAGATCATCATCTTACGAGCCGCATTGCGCTTTACACGCTTTGCGACTTGTTCAGGCTGAGCTTGGTATTTCTTATCATATTCAGAATAAACTCGGCCTGATTTAGACATGATGTTTCCTTACATAATGTTTGATCTAGATAGTTTACTTTCAACTTTAGAACGGAACGCTGAGTCTTTTCCATAACGTGGATCATTCATATCAGCCATCATTTCTTGTACTGAGTTATATTGACCACCTGCGTCACCACCAACGGCACCGCTTAGGTTACGTTTAGGTTCCATACCTGTTGAGTTACCACGCATTGCTGATAAACCTTTAACAGCTAGATTAATAGTATTGTAATCTTGACTTGCTACTGCACTGTTAAAACTGTCTATCTCTGCATCGGATAGATTATCAGAAGCCCAATCTAACATTGAGTTATACTCTTCTTCACCGCCAACTGAATCCATTACCTCAGCCCTACTCGCTTCCTGCGCTTGTTCTGTAGCTGATATGTATTGGTTTACAATGCTTTCAGGGATACCTGCTTTAGCTAACGTTTCGTAAGCCGCATCTGATAATCCACCTTCTGCATAATATTCATTTGATAGTGCGTCAAAATCAAGACCTACATCTGATAGAGCTTCTTGAGCTTCATCAGTGGTTGGTGCTTCTTCTGTTTCTGGAGCTGACATCTTAGCTTCTAATGATGCATAAGATTTAGCCATTTCTTCTGGACTAGAGAACTTCTCAGGTAGCCAATCAGGACGGTCTGCTTGACCATCGCTGTCACTTGGTAGATCACTTTTATTAGAATCAGAGGCTACCGCATCCATAGCGAGTGCTTGTTCTTCAAGTGTTGGACCTGCATTTTCTTCTGATGTATTTATTACTACACTTTCGACCATTTAGTTTATATCCTTATTGTGGTTCTACGACATCTCTTGCTAATCCTGCACCTTCTTTAGCCATTGCAGGTATAGCACCTTTTGCCATTTCCATCATTTGTTGTTGTTGGGCTTGTTCTTCAGCCATTTGTTGTTCTTGAGCTTGCTGTTCATCGTCTTTTACAAGACCATTCATATCAATACCCAGAGCAGTACCTACACGTTTAACGAAGTCACCAGCATTCATATACTTAGCGATAACTTCAGGACCCATAGGTGCTAAAGCTTGTAAGAACATATTGTACTTATTAAGATCATGTCCACGACCTAATGCTTCTAAACCAGTTACAATAGTAGGTTTAACAACACCTTTAGGTAATGAGGGTAGTGTCTTCTTCTTAGTCATTCGATCTATTATTCTAGATACAAATGGTAATTGGAACTCTTGAGATAAGATTGAGTATACTCCACCTAGTGCATCTTCAAGTTCACCTGCCATGTAACGTACTTCTTCAGCGGTTACTCGTTCACCATTACGTTGAACTGCAGAGTTCATTAAGAATGCATATCCTAATCGTTCTGTTATTACTTGTATAGAAGACTGAGCTACTGACATATCAGCTTGTTTCTGTACTTGAAGTGTTGAAACTTCAGCGGCATTACCAGATACAATACCACCATTTGCAACTTCAGCTATATCTTTAGCTCTAGTTGTACCATTAGGTGCAACCATGAATACTACTTTAGCTGATACTGCAGATGCTTCTAATACTGCTTTTGATAATCCTTCTAATGATATTAGATCACCTAGATATTCTTCTACATAAGAACGACCATAATCTTCACCGTCTATTCTTGTCCACCTAAGGGCAATCATAGGAGATTTATCTATAGGCCACTCACCGTGACTATCAGGAATTATTATCCCTTCAATCTCTTGGTATAGTTTAAACTTGTTACCATCTCTATATAGCTTAGTGAACATAGGTAGATCATCTTCAGGACTTTCATCACTAGGTGTTTGTTCAGCTAATAGGTCTAATACATCCTGAGGTAAACTTGCTCTAGACATATCTTCTTTAATGATGACTTCTAGAACTTCACCCATTGGGTCACGTTTAACTACATATCTATGTAATGGGAATACACGAGCTCCACCCTCTTTAGGTAAGTATACTAATGTATTACCACCAACGATAAGGTGCTTTAATGCTTCAAATACAGCGGATCTTGTTCCACTATTTTCAATGTCAGTCATTACTGCTCGTTCATATTTGTTTAATGCTTCATCTACTTTAGCTCTAGCACCTTCTTCTTGTGCTAATTCCTCAGCCGTGAAGTCGTCTATCTTCATTTGGAAGAATGGACTGTTAGGTGGTAATAGAGATAATAGAAGTTTTGATGCTAAGTTATTAACACCTCTAGCTCCTATACCTTGGTATGGTGTAGAGAACTTTGTAGCTACTCCATGTCCACTTTCAGGTATAAGAGTAGGTATTGTGAGTTTAGCACTTTCCCTAGCTCTGTTTAGGTAGGTCTCACGTAGTGACGATAGTCGTTCGTAACGACCTGCACATGAACTGTTATTCATTTCCAATTCCTTTATTTATCGAAACCTTGAGCCTGTTTACGTTTGATCTGTAACTCTTCATTCATGCTATTAGCTGTGTGATGTAAGTTCGGATCATGTTGATAAGACATATAGTAGGGTTCAGGTTCACTGATAGGTTTATCTCGGAGATCATAAGAGGGCCTCTGTAGAGTATAAGGACCCTCAGGGTGACTATCCTTTTTTCTAGGGCCACACATATTATGCTCCCTTCTTTTTTATCGCACCTAAACCACTTCCAGTGTTACCTCTGTTGATTTTGTTCTTGTACTTAGTTGTACCTCTAGCTTTGCTTGATAACTCTTTGCTACCTGCTTTGTCATCTTTAACTAAACTTGGAGCTTCTTGCTCTAGTACAGGTGGAGCCATCGGTGGGGGTGGGGGCGGAGCCGGAGCTTTTGATTTGGAAAAACACATATTATTATCCTAACTTATTTTGATTTCTTTTGAATGTTAGCAAGGCCAGTAGTTTTTGATGCTTTGGCTTTTGCTTCTCTTTTCTTTGTAACTAACCCACTAGTATCTTTAGCTTCTGTTTTAACTACTCTTGGAGCTTTAGGGTTTAAAACTTCCATAGTTAAAGGAGCAGGTGGTGGTGGGGGTGGCGGTAGTGGAGTTTCATCTTTTCCCATAAAACACATATTATACTACCTTTGTTTTCTTCTTGTTAACCACTAGAGGGTTCTTAGAAGCTTTAGTTACTTGGTACTTAGCTGTACCTCTTGCCTTTTTACGTACTGTTACGTTCTCTTCTTGTGCTTTAGAGGCTTTAACTTTACCTGAAGCACCACCGGTTGAACCTGCGGCTGATGTAGAAGATGATTTATCTGCGTCTATATTTACAGGAGCCGCTTTAGGAGCACTAACTCCATTATCATTATTTGACTTTGGAACAGATAGAGAATTCATACTCTCTGGTCTCTTTGGGGGTCTCATAGAACTAACGCTATCCATGTTAGGTCTTCTTACAGGTTTAGGGCTTTTGAAGGTTGGTCTCTTCTTAGGGAATGGGCTTTTAAATGGTTTATCTTTAGAACCACCGCCAGATGAACCTGATGAACTAAATAGTAGCTCAGGCATAATTGATTTAAATAACATTATAATGTCTTTCTTAGGGTTATGTGAGAGAACTCATAGTCAGGCAATATACGTTGCCATCCTTTACGACCCATGATCTCTATTTCAAAGACACCATTAGCCTTAGCAAGCTCTTCAAATTGAACCATGATTTCAGTCCAATTATCAGCTTTTCCTGCTAATAAGATTATTCTTAATGATGTAGAATTAGGATAATGAAT